GAGGCTTGTTAATAAATGCCATAAATGCTTTGTCTTTTACAAGTGCATTTAATCGACCAGCAATCATTTTTAATCCTTTATCATCAGTGGCTTTGGATAAATCCATTTCACCCATACCGCCATCTTGCAATGCTGCATTAATCATCAGCAAAGATTTAAAAACTGGAGGTGGTATTGGTCCTTCCAAATCAGCATCGATCATATCGAGTGGTTCGGCACCAAACATAGCCAAGATAGAATTAAGACTTTGCAATAAAGTTCCTAACGCTTCTTTACTAAATTTACCTGATGGTGCATTTTCGACCAATGCTTGGTCTGCTAAACCATCGGCAGCTTTCGCTTGTTCTTCTAATATTTCCATTTGTTGTTCAGCCATCGCTAACTCCTTTGTCTAATAGACCCATTTTTTTAAGTTCTTTTGTATTGAAGACTTCGGCTGTGGCCTCGCCAAAATCTCCATTGTTCTTTTTCATTATTGTTGCTATTTGATCTGAATAATCATCGCGTTGTGCCCTTTCATTATAATCACGATTTGTTAAATTATTCAATTCTTTTTCACTAACTGGCACACGGCCAATAGATTTCATATATTTTTCTTGTTCTCGTTTCGAATAAAATCTTTTGCCTGATTGATGACAATGAAAACCATTTACACCGTATGTGCCGGTATTATCACCCCAACGATCTGTAGTTTTGGCAAATAAAGACATTTTCTTTTCTAACACACCACCACAACTACATTGATGTGCATTTAACCATTCTTCGAGATGATTAAACTTCATCATTTCTTCGTGATGTGCTCCACATTTTCGACAATTAAATTCAAATAATGGCATTCTTCTTCTCCTAACTAATGCTCACTGCACCGGGTAAAACTCCTTGTAAGTTTGCCGGTCCTGAAGGTGTTGTTTGTCCTAATCCTTGTTCGGTCGGATCAGGAATGATGCCGCTTGAAGCACGATTTGATGCTGCTTGTGTTGCATCTTTAGTTGCTTTTTCAGCATCAATAATAAATGATTCTGGTAATCCTAAACTACGCACAATTTCTGATAGGATTGTTGATGATGGCACTCCTAATTGTTGTAATAGTGGTATAGATTGGATAAACTCTCTTTTCTTTACAGATTCTGATAGTGGTGTTGTTGCCTGGTCTTGTGCAAAAATCAAAAACTGTTCTTGCAAATCTTCAGGCTTTACCACGTGAGGTTTATTTTCTACCAAGATTAATTCTTTTGTCCCATCTTCTCTAATAAACAATTCTAACATAGCCAAATAGACACGCGCTAAGTTTTCTAACATAGCATCTCTTTCTCGTGCCATTCTACCTATTTCACTGCTCGAGTAAGATGCTAATGCTGCAATCTCAGTCGCTGATGCACGTGTTGCTTCGCCTCGAGTAAATGGTGCTAATAAAGACCCAGCATCACGGTCTTCCTTTACTTGTTGATAATATCTTTCCATTTCAACAGGCACAGGATTATGTGGTACTGGGATGATAGACGCGGCCAGGGATTCTTCGGTATCGACTTCAACAAATAACCCATCAATGCCACTTGTAATTTGTGCCATTTGTTCGTCATCCATTACACCTTTTTTAACAAGGTATTGTCGTGAAGCCTTTCGTATGCCATTGGCTTGATATGTCCGGATTAAATTACCTTCAAATATCTGATCGTATATACGAGCCATCGCACTATATCCATCCAGCGGTTTATCAGGAATGTTGTTAAAGTATAGTGGTACAATCGGACAGACTGCATCACCATCTGGGTCGGTAAAAGGATTGGCACCCACCTCGACAAATTTTTGTCCGCCTTTGTAATCAGGCGACCAGAAATAGAGTTGCTTTGTATGGAGGTCATAGATCTCCACAACACAAATATAACGATAATAATCAAATGCCAACTCATCATCTACATCTTCGGACTTTTGACTGTAATCATCGAAATAGTCGTGTTTCTCTACTAATTGCCACTGACGGGCACCAAACTTGTGATCGGCCTCTACTTTTGTCATAAAGTATTTATGGCCTACGAATCGCTGATCTTCATATCGTCTTGCTTCTCTGTCAAGGACGACTTCCCAGGGTGGCAATGCAATGAGATCCATTCGTCGATAGATGTCTTTAGTAAGGACAGCTGGGACGATTTTGGTAAATGACATTGGATATATGAGAGCCATTCGGGCAGCATTTTCAATTGCTCTTCGTTGAAATATAAGGAAATCGTTAGTAATCTGCTGTGCAACTGTAGCGTCTCCTCGACCCCGTAATCCGCCCTTAACAACGACGCCAGGATTTTTCGAGAATAAGGAGCTGATAAAAGATTCGATGTAGCCGTAAGCTGCTGAAGTTTGGACAAAGATATTTTGCACATCGGATGTATTTCCGTCATTCCAGAATTTTGTTTCATAAGCCGCCTTGTATTTATATAGATCTGGTCGTTGATCATCCCAGTATTTATCGTGGTTCTCTACGATTTGTTGCACCACTTTTGGTGTTAATTTGTATTTCATCGATTACTCCAAGTTCTAATTTTATTTATTGGATTGCGTTCGCGTATAATTTTCTTGCCCCGCTGTTTTTTAATAAAATCATCCACCAAACTGCGGCGGACATCTGTAAAAGAAGGGACAGGTTTTAGTTTCGTACCCCATAGTGCCAAAGCTGTAGCGATAACCATATCATCATTACCACCTATAACTGCAGGAGCACCCTTTGTTATCTGCATATTACGCATTTCACTCCATAAGGTTTTATCCAAGGCTTCAAACACATCATCACAGAGTAAATCTCGTAAATAATCAAGGATCTGTATTTTATTATGTTTGTTGGTAAGCCAAGGTTTGTTATGCTTGTTCTTGTAAAGATTTTTAACACCCCATTCAGCCAATCTGTCAATTACCACGTGTCCTGGTCCATTCGATTCGACTATAGTATAAGGCTGTCCCCATTCAAAGTACAAATCATAGATTTTATCTGCAAGGTCGTGGGGTAATATGGTATTCGATCTGTAATGGAAACAGGGTTGTAGGGTCGTACAAGACACCAGAGTAATAACAGAATAATCGCCACCGCCACCGTGTGCAACATCCACACCCATACAGTACTTGTCGCCTGGAATATATTCGTGGGGTTGTCGTAATTCACGACTACCGTTATCAACTACTTTTTGATTATCTAAGATGTCAATAGGAAAGAAGTTATTTGATGTCGAGAAAAAAGCTTCGTCAATTGTTGCTGGAAACTCTCTTCGAAACTTTTCTATACCCATACTACTGATTTGTGATCGACGCCACCACATTTGTCCTTTGGTCAGGTTGTGGTCTTTCATTAATTTAATTTCTTCGGCTGACATATCAGGTATTTGGGGTTGGTGAAACTGTGATTTTTTGGTATAGCTACCGTGTTCATACCAAGGAAAGAAACATAGATGCCAATCATTACCTGGCGATCCTAATATTATTTCGTGGTATAGATCACCAACATTGTTAGGAGTTGTTTCGATAATGATTTGGCCTTCACCAGCTGATGCCATAACATTCGCTAACAAATCACTTTGGTCAGGAAAGAAAGCAAACTCGGATAAATGGGCTGAAGAAAACGCGAAAGAGCGCGTTGCACCTGCTTTACCCGATGCTGTAAATGATCGTAATTCAGCACCTGTATCTCCTAATCGTAAGGTTCTTGCTGATGATTTACTTAGTTTGCGTTGTAAAGGTTTGGGTAAAGAAAGATAGAATTCTTTGTCAATCGAATGCAAATGATCCGCTGAATCTCGACTGTACGATATGATAGCGTGTCGTGTCGGTTCTGATGACATAAACGCTTTCCATAAAAAATATGCACGCACCAGGGTGGAGCACCCAATCTGTCGGGCTTTTAAAATCACAATCCGGTTATGTTCCAGTAATGCATCTAACAGCGCTTCTTGCTCATCGTGCAACTGAAAAGGCACCAGGGCATTGGACTGTTTATCAAAGACTTTCAGAAATTTAAAAAACTGTCTTGGGTCTTTAAACCTTTCCAATACCTCAGATGGGATTTTACTTATTCTATTTTTCTTTACCGCCATCCATAACCTTTAATATTTCGTCGAAACCACTGTCAGCACTACCAAACTCGGCACGAAATTTATGTAATGTCTGTAATAACTCCATAAAAGTCCGCGGTGAAGCTTTCCAATCTGATGCATCATTATGCTTTACAGCCAAAAGCATAATACATTTTACGATTTCTTCAAAATCACCGTGGTGTATGGCGCGTTTCAAACGCTTGTCATATACCATACTTCGTTTCTTGTGTTCTTTATATTCTTTATCTGTCATAAGCACACAACACCTCCGTTATTATACGCACTTCATTTTTTTCTGGAGTTTCTGAAATGCCACCTGACCGATGCGACACAGATAACCCATAGATTTCCCAGTAGCTTTAGCGATATCTTTCCATTTTTCACCTTTACCCCACCTTAATAATAGAATGGTCTTCTCTAATTCACTGAATGATTGTAATTGTTCGGTTAGGTTATCTAACCTCGAATCTTTTTCCTTCACCCCAGTGTCTTCCTGTAAATCAAGAAGTGTTAATTCATCGGCTTCTTGTCTTTTATCTGACAACCAAGTTAATTTTGATTGCTCCATACTGATATGTTTGCGGTACCACTTTTTGTCATCTTCATCGTCCAAGCCAAACCACCAAGCGTGGCCCTTCATCCTAACGACCAAAGACTGACCCGACTTTAATGTCGGTTATTAGGGGTTCTTTACTGCGATGTTGCCATTTACCGACTGCAGGGTTTCGATTGGTGGTCCATTCCAATTCCAATAGGACTGGATCGGTATTATCCAAACCCGATTGCAGTTTAATTACCACACCGTCATTACCCTTTTTGTTAAAATGACATTGGATTACTGTAAAGGATCGTAGGCATCCACCGTAGGTACCTACCATTGTATCACCGATCTTCACCTTGCCTTCAAGGCGTCCGGCAGTCGGCTGCATTTCATTACCATACCTGAAATTACCAGGCAGTTTTTTTTGCTTGGGCATATTTTTTCCACTGTTTGATTGTTTAATGTGTCTCTGCTACCATAAAACAAATCTGATGATTTGTAAAACGACAGCACTGCTGCGTCATAACACCATAATATCTATCTGTTTTACAATTTTTTACTCATTTTTTTTCGGTGTGCATTTTGTCTGCTCGATATACAAGACCACTATTAAAACCGATAGGGCCCCACCACTAAACAGATTTTTTACACACAGATAGACACACCATCACCCACCAAAACCACCTATTATATCATACACAAAGACGCCACTATTTACAAAAATTTTTTGTGTAAT